CTTGAAGAACATCCGTGTCACGTCGGCTTGCTGGGCAACGGTGAGATTCTGGTCATTGAACAGGCCGACGATCGCGTCGACCCATGCCTTGTCCGCGGTGAGAGCGGCGATCTGCGCGGCAGTGTCACCGGCTGCGGTCGGGGCCCGCTGTCCGAGAAGGACGTTGACACATGAGGCGGTGCCATTGGCTCTGTTACTGGCGTTGGTGGCCTTGTTACTGGCGTGTGTCGCTAGCCCTACGCCCACCCATGCGCCGCTCGCGGCACCCACTGCGATAAGCGCGACGGCACCGAGAGCGGCTACGACGCCACGCAGGCTCTTGTGCGCCGTGCGAAGCAGTCTTACCTCGCCACGCAGCCCGGAAATGGGGGGCGTCGCGTGGGGATCGCCTGCGACTTCGAGGCGCATCGACTCTACCGCGGCCAGGTTGCGGCCGAGGAGTTCTTTCAGTTCATCCATCGGTGTTATCTCCGTCGCTCGCCGCAGTGGGGAAACGCATCCGCCGCGCCTCGTCAAGCAGGGGCGCCAGTTGCTCCCATGCACCCTCGATCCGGTCAGCGACCGCATCGAGGCGCGTCACGAGGTTGACCATGTCCGGTAGTTGGGGCAGCGGTTCAAGAGCGGGTGCCCGTCGTCGCTTACCGAACATGCGTCATCCCCCCGTCGGGTCGTATCCGGGTGGCGGGGTGGGGCGTTTCAGGTGCACTTCGGTCTGCAGAATCGGGGTGAGTGTCTCGAGGACGAGCACGGCACGTGTCAGCGCCGGGATCGCCTTCTCGATATACCCCGCTTGTGCTTGCGCGAGCTGCGTGCGGGTTTCGGCGTGGTCCTTGCGTTCCTGAACGAGATCTTCGCGGAGCGCACGTACCTCCGGTTCGGTGTGTAGCTTCCCGAACAAGAGGAGCGTGACGACGATCGCGGGGGTGATCGCTGACCCGATCAGTGCCGTAATGTCGATGCCGCCGGAGTTGCTATTCGCGTCTGCGAAGGAGACGAGGGCTGCCGTCACGGGTGGCCCAACGATGGCGAGCGGAAGAGCAGGCGGCAGCCACACGGACGGGACCCCCAGGATGGTCGGCTACGTGTGCGGCGGCGGTTACCAGCCGAGGACGTGGTAGTTGATCCGCACCGGCAGTCCGGTGCCGACGACGGAGCCGCCGGGCTGGAACGCGACACCGCCGAGATGCGAGAGGGATGAACCGCCGACGGTTGGCAACACGAACCCGAGGCTCGAGGCGACGTCGGCGGCGCAGGCGACCGCGACGAGCAGCCCGTGGGCGTAGGCGACGGGGAATCCGATCGACCAGTTCCCGCCGCTGCTGGTGTTGACGACGACGGTGTCCCACTGTTCGAGTAGCGGCGTCACCCCGTCCCAGACGGTGCCGAGGAATGCGTTGTCGGTGCCGGGTTTCGGGGCACGTCTCGCCAGTGCGGCGTCGATGTCGTTCGCGAGGTTCTGCAGGTCGCCGGGGATGTTCGGTGCGTTCGTGGTGGCCGGGTATCGCAGCCCGAATATTGTCGTGGACGGCAAGTTCGGCTCCTAGAATGTGGGGAGGCCGCGGATACGGTCGAGGATCAGCGGCGACCCGTCTGAGAGCAGCACAGCGACGGTGTCGCCGACTGTCGGGGTGTGCCCGTTCGAGTAGGCCGCCAGGTAGGGGGCGAGGATCGTGTCCGCGTTAAGGGTGATCGCGATCTGGTAGGTGCCGTCGCGGGACGCAGACGCGGTGACGGTTGCGACGGTGGTCGTGATGAATGCCAGGTTATGGCCGGGAAGAGCTTCAGTCTTCTCGGCGATTCGCCGGGCGATGCGACGCATCCGCTGCTTCGTGATCTCGACCTCAGCACTCACGTCGTGTCATCCGGTGTGGGCCGTGTCGACCGGAGTGCGATTGTCTGTGGTGTGTCCGGTGTCAGTGGGATCACGGTCGACTCCAGCAGTTGCCGTTCCGACGGGCGCACGGTGCCGAAGTCACCTGGCGGGTACACCACATCGATCACGTCCCATCCGTCCAGTGCAGGGTTCGGCACGGCGGTGAGGCTGACCTGTGTCGCAGCCTGCAGCTGCTTCTCAAGGATCGTCAGGCCAGCTGCGTCCTGCTGGGCGCTGGTACGGATCGCTGCTGACGTGTAGTAGCGGGGCACGTACCCGAGTGGCCCAAGCGTCGATAGCGGGTCAACGCTCGGGTCGTGGACGTTCTTCACCTCGACAGGGGGAAGCACGATGTCGGTCGCGGATGTGGAGACAATGACTGCGTTCGCGGCGCGGGATAGGTCGAGTTTGCGGGTGCCGTCCATGAATACGCCGGTGTTCGATGCGTCCACCGTCCACACTGGTGTCGATGCCCCGGTGAGCACCGGCAGTGGCTGCAAGACCGCGGCACCGGTCGCGTCGAAATAAAAGTCGAGGCTGTTCGCGACCAGCAACGACGTGATCGCGTTGTCGCGGCGCCCGTCCGACCACACGATCGGCCCGACGAGCGTGATAGCCGTGTGGCCTGGGCTGCCGGCAGCCCAGCCAGGAAACGGGAACCCGGCGTTCGGCCATGCCCCCTCGACGAGCCGCTGGATCTCCTGCCACGCGCCGTTGCCGGGCACTGAGGAGCGGGACAGTCCGAACCGGTTCTGCACGATCCGCCACCACCGGTCAGGCGCGGTGACCTGTAACTGGCCGTCAGTGCGGTAGCCCATCTGCGACTGGTCGACACAGAACACGCCGAGCGGCACCGTCTCCGTCGTCCCATCGATGAACCGGAATGTCTGCGTGACGGTGATCTCGCCACCCGGCACGTTCAGGGTGTCGTAGAGCGACTGCAGCGGCGGGCACACGAGTGACAGCACCCTGCGCGCCGCTGCGGTGACATCGACGGTGACGTTCGACCCGGACTCAATCGGCAGATCCGTCGACTGGGATGTGAACGGATTCGTGAATGTCGCCCGCGGCACGACAGCGACACCGGAGCGGGTGGCCTTCAGGAACGTGTCGGAGACTGGCCACACGTCAGGTACCGGCTACGCCAGCGAGCAGCCCGTGATATGTCCCGTACTTCGCGTCGAGCGCCGCATAGGTCCCGGTCTCGGCGTCGACGTCGGCGTAGGTGCGTTCCGCGGCGATACCACCCGCGGGCCGGTCGACGATCGTCACGTCCAGCGTGAACACGCGCCGCGGGTCACCGAACTGCCGCGACAGCCGGTGCTTGTTCATGTGGCCGACCTGAATCCACTCGTACACGGCGGCTGGTGTGAACGGGTACACGACCTGTAGCAGCAGCGTCGACGCGTCCGAGATCAACGCCTCGACGTCATCTGCAGTCGTCGCCGGTGTTGCGGGCCCGGAACTGCCCGATGACGGGAACAGCGTGGGCGACGGGTACAGGCCAGTCGACGGGTACAGCGGGCGGATCGCGGTCGACTGCAGATGGTCGGTGCGGATGATCAGCTGGTGGGTGCGGGCCTTCCGCCGACCGTCCGAGTACGGCACCGGGTTCTCGCGGCCGGCGACCTGATGCAGTGTCACCCCAGAGTCGGACGCGATGTCGGTGAAGTCGACCCCGCTGATCGGGATGGATAGGCCAGGTACGCCGGGGTGGATGAGCCAGGCTTGTGTGATCCGCAGTGCCGCGACCTGGGTCGAGAAGATCGGCGATGAGTCACCGGGGATGACGGTGTAGGTGATCCGCTGCACGCCGGACGGGTCGAACGGCGACTCGTAGTCGTAGCCGGTCCAAGCGCCGGCGACGAGGGTCGCGGGCTCGGCCAGCCGGACGGGTCGGGTACCCCCATCGGGGTCGGTACGGGTGATGTTGATCGTGGTGCCGGTGACGCCGGCGACGTCGATCTGGAACCGGGGCGGCACGTTCGATGGTTGCGGGGTGAGGGTGATCGTGGTCATGGGTGCGTATAGGTGAGGTGGTGGTCGAGGGAGTCGACGACGCCCTGGAACTCGTTAGATTTGATCACCGCGGTCACGATCGGTTTGTTGTCGATCGAGACGACGACCGCACGGTTCGTCAGGTGCCCGATCGCGGCCGTCAGCTTCTCGATCTGCCCGAGGAGTTGCCCCTGCTGATCGCCGAGTGCCTTGATCTGTGCCTGGTCGGAGTTAAGTTGCTTCCCGTACACGATATTCGCGGCGAGCTGCCCGCCGTAGGCTGCGGAGCCGCTGTACGTGCTGAATGCGGTGTTGATCCGGGAAATGTCACCGGCTGACCCGGCAGCGAGGGCGTCGAGCCCTGCGGACGGTCCTCTTGAGATGAGTTGCTGCAGTAGTTGCGGGTCGAGTCCTTCACCGTGCAACTTGTTGATCTCTGTTGCGAACTGGGCGTTGACGCCGTACTGGTTGCCGTAGGCCGAGAGCAGCGACCCGATGTCGGTGTACTTCGAGGCATCCACGGAGCTACCGAGCGTGCCGGTGACTTGCTGGTCGAGGGAGATGTATTCCTTCGTGAGGTTCGCCAAGTCGGCCTTCACCGCGGTTAGCTTGTCCTCGACACCCTTGAGTGTGAACGCGTCATTCACCGCCGCCGATAGTTCACGGGCGACGGCCGTAACTTGCGCGGTGTCGCCCTTGATCACGTCCGCTGTGCCGACGACCGCGCCGCTGGCGACGGCTGCGGTAATGGTGTCGCCGATGATCTTCGCGGCTGCCTTCGAGGGCTTCGGCGGGGTAAGTGAGACGACACCGGTGGTCCCGTCGGCGAAGCCTGGGACATTTGTGCCCATCGAGGCGAAGATTGCACGACTGTCAGGGTTGGAGAATACGTGCGAGGCGCCGCCAGCTGTGAACACTGCCTCGGGGCCTTCCTCACCAACGACCGCCCACCCTTGCGGGAGTCCTCCACCACCGGCATAGGCTTTCACCAAGCCGCCACCGCTCTGCGTGATCGTCTCCTGCCCGTTCTGGATGCGGTCGAGCGTGTGCCCGATCTGCACCAGAGCGGAAACACCCGCTGTGGAGACGTCGACCTCAATCACGCGCCCGTGCAGTGAGTCGATCTGCGCCTGCATATCGGTGAGCTTCTGCTCCGCTGCAGCGTTGTTGATGTCGAGCTTCGTCGTCGGGCCGCTCTCCGGGATCTGGAGAATCGAACCGATGTAGTCGGTGACGGCTTTACGATCCTCGCGGTGGGCGGCGGCGTTATCGATGATCTGCTGCCTCAGCTTGATCAGTTCCTGCCTACCGGCCTCCGAGGAGTCTTTCATCTGGCCGTAGGCTTCGGCGGCCGCCTCGGCTGAGGTGACGAGCTGGTCGAGGTTGCCGCGGTTCGTGATCGCGGCCTGCGACAGGCCTTGCAGTGTGGTGCCGTTCTGGGCGATGGCTTGGGTCGCGGTGATCAGTGACTGCTCAAAAGTGTTCTCCGCTTGTGCGTAACTGAGGTTCTTCCCGGCGAGTGCATCGAGGGCTTGCTTGAGGAGCCCGGCAGCGTTGTTTTCCATCTGCATCTGCAGCGTGTTCTGCGCCGACTGTTGGGCGGCCTTCTGCTCGGCCTGCGTGACAGCGAGGTATGCCTGCACGCCGGCGGTTCCCGTCAGGCCGTATAGTGCGGCGGCGGCAGCGGTCTGCGACCCGCTGATTCCGAGGGACTGTTCCGTCGCCGCGTTCAGTTCGTCCTGAGTCTGTGTTTGCTGCGCGAGTCCCGTGCGGAGGTCCCCGAGTGTCTTCAGTAGATCGAGCGCGTCGCGGCCGGTCGAGGTGAACGGGTTCGCGAGATTAATGAGACTGGCAGCGACCCTGTTGAACTCGGCGGCCGACCCGTTCACGGCGAGGGTGAGGTCGTTGTATGAGAGGCCGAGGTTGTGGTTTAACGAGTTGAGCCGGTCGAGGCGCGTAAACGCGTTCTGCTGCGCGAGATCGTTCTGCGTCTGCGCGATGTTCACGGCCGCGAGCGCGTCGGTCGTCTGGCGCAGCGACTGTGAATAGCTGTCCTGATCTTTCGCGACTTGCTGGGCCTCACTCGAGGCGTGGTGCATGTTCAATGCGAGCAGGCCGACACCGGCCGCGAGAATGGCGAGCGGTCCGAGCGCGAGTGTCCAGGACGCGCTGGCCGCCTTTGCGGCAGCTATCATCTCGGCTGCGGCTGCGGTTTCGGCTTCGGCTGTGGCGGCGGCAGCTATTGCTTCAGCTTGCAGCGCAGCGACGACCTCGGCTGAGGACGCGGCAGCCGCAGTCGCTTCGGTTGCGAACAGAGACGTCTGTTCACCGACCGACGCGGCGAGGGCCTCTGTCTCTGCGGCGAACATGGACGTCTGCTCGCCGGTCGCGGCGATGATCGCAGCGTTCGCGGTAGCGGCTGCCTCGGCTTCGGCTGCCTTCGCGGCGGTGACCTCAGCGGCCTCTTGCGCGACGGTCGCGATGTTCTGCTGCGCGTCCGCCTTCAGCTGCAGCGCGAAAGCCCCGTATTCCTTCCCCGCGGCGTTCACGGCAGCCTTCACGGCAGTGAAGATCGGAGTCACGGCCTGGTACAGCTTCGCCGCTGCATATCCCTCGATGAGCAGCGGGATCAGCTGCTGCAGGACCGGGAGCGGAATGTCATTTAGCACGTGCACAAACAGGGTGAGGTCGTTCAGCATGACCCCACCGAACGGTGCGGCGGCCTGCGTGATGTGCGACAGCAGCGTCACGAGCTGCCCGAGGAAGTCGAGGACGTGTGGCAGTTCGGCCTGCGTGTAGGCGACGAACGACCGCATCCCAGTCGAGGACTGCGCCCAGTGTTCGAGGCTGACCGCGCCGTGCTCGACCGCGAGCCCGAATGTGTCGAACAGCGGCTGCATCTGCGTGAAGATGCTCGTCAGTGCTGGCGCGAGATGCGCGACTATTTGTCCCAGCTCGGCGGATGTGTTCCCGATGTCGGTGTTGAGGACCTGGAAAAGAGGTGTCACACTGGAGATGCCTTGATGCAGGCCACCGAGCAGGTTCTGCCCGGCTGTCTGCTCGAGCGCCGTGAGTTCGACCTTCAGCGAGTTGACGTCGCTCGCGAAGACCGTTCCCTGCAGCGCCGTCGACTTCCATTGGTTCTCAATGCCCTTCACACCGAGTGTGACGGCGGCGGCGACCGGCAGCAGTCCGATCAGGGCACCGGTGAGGACACCGGCGATCGGTACGGCGGCTGGTGCGGCAGCGGCGAGCGCAGCCCATAGGTTAATGACGAACGGCTTCGCCTTGTCCGCTTCGGCACCGACGGCGCGTTCCTGCGCGGCGACGAGCTGCAGTTTCGCGCTGACGGTGTCAGCGTTCGTGTCGATCGTGATCTTCGGCGACAGCCGGGATATCTCCGACGTCGATGCGCGTGCCTTCGTGACGCCGTCGTCGAGAGACCGGTCCCAGGCGGACCGGTTCAAGATCAGGTAGCCGATGATCGACCCGACGCTGGTGGGTTCGCCCGGTGCAGTCACGAGCTTTCCCCTCTGCGCGCGAAGTGCCTGTAAAGGCGGGTGTCAGCGGTCAGCAGTCCGATCAGCCGGGTGTGGAACTCACGGAACGACATGCCGGCGAGGTCGCGTTCGAGTCGGAGCCCGTACTCAGCGTGGAAGTCGGCGATAATCAGGCCGGTCGGAGCGACGAGTTCCGACCACGGGATCGGGGCTGCGGCTTCTTCGTCGGGGTTGACGTTCGCCGGGTGGTCGTCTGGGATCTCGTACCACTCGTAGATGCCGGTGATTGGGTCGCGGGCGCCTCGGCCGAACTCGGCGAGGGCGTCGAGCCCTTCGGCGATGTCGTCGCTGCTGTCTGTGCTGCCGCCACCAGGGCGGCTTGTGCTTCCGGGTTCAGCCCCGATTCCCAGATCCGTTCGGCGCTGTCGCGGCCGTACCGGAAGTCGGCGGCAGCGGTGAACCCGGCGCGGGAGATCACCGCGTAGGGGACGTCATCGGCGACCAGTGCGTCATAGACGGGGCCGAGGAGCCGCCGCCACAGGTCACGGCCGGTGGTGCCGACTTCGGCGATCGCTGCCTCGTCACCGTCGAACGATGCGAGGAGTAGGAGCCCGAGTTTCGCACCGACGACGGGGAACTCGTACCTCTTGCCTCTGATCTCGATCGCGAATGGTTCAGGTGCGATCTCTTCCCATGACTTAGGCATGACTGGGCCTCTGCTTTCGGCTGGGGATGGCTGGGAAGGGGTGGGCGCGACCCCAGCCAGGCCGCGCCCACCCCGTCCTGGTGGTTACGCGCCGCGGGTGTACGCGAACGCGGCCGATGGGCCGGTGGCGTTCGTGACGACGATGTTCGCCGACCCGGCCGACCCGGACGGGAGGACAGCGACGATGAGGACGTCGGACACGACGATGTAGGACGCCATGTTCGTGCCACCGATCGTGACGTGCGACGCACCGGTCGTGCCGGTGAACCCGACACCGAGGATCTCGAGCAGACCACCAGTGCCGACAGCGGCCGGGGACGCACCGGTGATGACGGGAGCGGCCGGTGCAACACCGGGATTCGAGATGCCGACGTTCAGTGGCACGTCGGTGCCGGTGAGGGTGACCTGCGCCTTCTCGACGTTCTTCACGTTCGTGTTGGCGCGCTTCCAGTCGACGATCGCGACGCCGGAGTACGCCTCGGGGCCGCCGTTCTTGTCGTACCAGCGGAACCCGACCCTGGCGCCGTTACCGAACTGGCCCTGGCAGGCGCGGAGGATTTCCTGGCCGGGGTCGTACACGCCGGACACGGCGCGGCGGAAGAACGACAGCACCGCGGACCAGTTGTACATGGTGATTTCCATCGACCCCCACCCGTTCGTGTCGTAGGCGGAGGTGTCCTCGGTGACGGCGGGGATCTGGGGCTGCAGGTCATCGATGCCCTTGACCTCGACCCAGCCACCGGACAACGTGAGGTCGGTGGTGACGTCACCGCGGAACTTCCGGGCGAGTGTGTTGCTCATGGGTGCTCCTTCGGGCGCGCGGATTCACCCGGCCGCGCGCGCGGTCGGGGGCTCTAAGCGGCTGGGGTTGCGGCGGTTAGTCGGGCCGGTTGCTGGTGGTGGGGACGTTCGCGTCGATCGCGTAGTTGTCCGACCGTTCCCAGCGTCGGTTCGAGTCGATCCCCATCGGGATCGAGGACCGTTGCAGGATCTGGACTGCGGTCACCGTCCCGAGTGGGATGCGGGTGGCGCCGTGGAGGTTGTCGAATACTGCGCCGGCGATGTCGTCGCAGTCGAACGCGGCGTCGGGTGCGCCGCGGGTACGGATCTGCAGCGACGGAGTGTCGAGTGGCATCGCGGGTTGGCCAGCGATGGTGTAGGCGGTGATGCAGATGACCCGGTCGGGGACGTCGGGCATCTCTTTGAACACGATCGCGGGCAGTGTCATCGGGTCGGTGTAGGCAGCGCCGGTCGGGTCGTACAGGCCGAGGCCGGCGTCGTGGAGTCGTTGGGCGATGCCGCGCATGATGTCGGCGTCGTTGCTCACAGCGTCTCGCTGATCCGGTCGGCGATGATCCCGAGCGCCTTGTCAGCTTCGGTCACCAGCGGCTGTTCGAGGTATTTCGCCTGCCCGTGCTCGTGCCGCAGATCGAGGCGTTCGTGCTGGTAGCGGGCGTAAGGGCCGTCGTAGGTGATTGATGCCTGCGGGTCGGCTGTGGTGACGTCGAGGTGGACGGTCGCGGACCCGGCGAGGCGCCCGGTCTCGACGGGTGTCAATGCGACAGCTTCGGCACGTATGTGTTCCATGCCTTGGTCGAGCGCCTCCGGTATTGCGGCAGTGATACGCGCTTGCAGGTCGGTCATGTCGATGTCGAATTCCATGCGGAACGACCCGGTCACTGCAACGCCGCTTCGACATGATCGGGTAGGTCGAGGTCGGGGTTCGATGTGAACGTGCTGCAGCGGATCACGATGGTTGGTCGTTCACCGGGGACCGTGACCCGTGACTTCGTGACAAGCCGGGCGGCGTTCGCGGGGTCGGTGTAGAACGTGGATTCGCTGATGACCTGTTCACCTGTCGCGGACAGCACGAGCCGCCGCTTCCGCTCGAGGAACCCGGTTAGGACCACGGGCGTCGCGTAGGTGTTGCCGGTCGGGGTGGTCGCGGTGAACGTCTCGACGGTGACCGTGTGGGTGAGGATGTCACCGAAGTCGGAGTCGAAACTCACCCGTAGGTCCAGACGCGGGTCATCATCATGCCCGCTGTTTTCAGGATCGTGACCGACTCGTCGCACAGCGTTGTCGCGATCTGCTGCCGTGCCGCGATCGCTGCGGCACCGGTCTGGGCGGCGGTGTCGTAGTCGACGCGGGCTGAGCCGATGCCCTTTGCACGTTTCGGGGCGGGTATGTCGAGGCCGGCGAGGTTGGGGTCGATGCCGAGTTTCACCCAGACGGCGACTTGCGCGCAGGCGGCGTCGTTGAGTGCCTGCACGATGATGGTGTCGGTCGGCTGCCCGGTGGCGGGGTCGGCGTTGTAGTAGTCGGTCTTGATGGCGTCGGTGATCAGGATAGACGCGGACCGGAGCAGTGTCGTGACGTTGGCCGGGGTGCTGTCACCGAGCCATGCCGTGACGTCGGCGGGGTTGGCGTAGATCAGCATCGGGCCTCCGAGGGTGGGGCGAGCACGCAGGTCGGCTCATGGCAGGAGTGGAAGGGACCCTGGGTCGTAGCTCCCGATCCGGCCTTAACGCGGGTCGCTGATCTGTCCAGGGCGCGTGTTGACGTGCCCGCCCCAGTCGGTGTTACAGCTCCTCGGTGTCCGTCCCCGTCTGCTCGAGGTCCGGTTCTGGTTCGAGCTCCGGGTCTGGCGTCACGTCCACCGCAGCATCGGGTGCGGGCTCAGGCTCGGGTGCCGGTTCGATGACCCCGAACTTGTCGATGAGTTCGGCCTTCGTCAGGGCGTCCGCGTCGTCCGGGGTCATGCCCTGTGTCACCGCCCAACCCACCCATTCGGCTTTCACCGCGTTGAGCGCGGGGCGCCGACCTGGCAGGCCGGGGACCTGGTCCTCGTCGTCGACCGGTGGGAGGACGTTCCCGTCGGCGGCGACACGTTGGAGGTAGCCCTTGCGGAGCTTGTCAGCGATCGTCTCGTGAAGGGGCAAGGACAGCTCCCAGATGACGCCGCCTTCCCCCTTCACGAGTACCGTGTCGGTGGCCATCAGAGCCGCGGCACCTTGAACGCGGTGATCGTCATCGCGACTGACGTCTCGACGATGAGCGACCCGTCGTTCTGCAGGAACCGGGCGGACTCGAACGGGCCGATGAACGCCTTCGAGCCGTCAGCGACGGTGACGGTGAGTGCACCCTGCCCGCCGGACTCGGCGAGCGGCTGCACACCCGGCAGCACCGACGCGGTACCGGACCCGCCGGATGCGTTGCTGACGCGTAGCACGGTCAGTTCGGGCAGGCTACCCCCGCCGCTGGTGGCGGGAATCTGGCCGCCGTTGCCGGTGCCAGAGGTGACGGCGGTACCGGCGGGGTCCGCGAGCGAGCCGTTCACGGTGAGTGTCGAGTACGGGACTGCGGTACGGGACATGAGTGGGTCTCCTTGTCGTGGGGCGTCGCGGGTCAGGAGACCGTGACGGCGGCGGTGGCGAGGGCGTCGGGGCGGACCAGCTTCGCGCCGTACAGTGCGAGGCCCTTGATCGCGTCCTCGAACGCTGTCTGCGGCCGGTACGCCTCGGTCTTGTTGATCTGCTCCGCGAAGCTGAGAGCCGAGTTCACACCGGCCTGGTAGATGTACTCCGAGCCGCTGGTGTTCGGGGTGTTGTTCGACAGCATGATGTCGAACCCGGCGGCGCGGCCGACGAGACCGTTCCGCAGGCCGGTGTCGGTGCCCGCTTCGTTCGCCTTGATGAACCGGGAGTCGCGGAGCAGGCAGCCGTGCCCGTCAGGGTTGATCACGATGTAGCGGCCCTGGGTGGGGACGTTCGCCTTGTCCAGCTTCACCTTCAGCGGGACGAGAACCTTGTCGTACATGTCCGACGGGGTCGTTGCCGAGTTCACGGTCAGTGAGCTGATCTGGTTCGCGGACTGCACACCGGTGTAGAACGACGCGATGTACTGGTCGATGACGTCAGCGAGCGCGAACGCTGCCTCGTCAGCGGCCTGGTTCATGACGTTGCCGCGGGCCTGCCGCGCGTCGACGTCGTCGACACCGAACGCGAAGTACTTCGCCTGGTCGATGACCAAGGTCCGCTGCGAGTCGGTGATCTGCTCGGGTGTCACCGTCGTGCTGTTCGGCGTGTACGTGCCGACGGTGGGGCGGGAGATCGACGTGATACGCACGCTGTCGCCGTATTCGGCGATCTCACCTTCGTAGTCCTTGTTCACGATGGCCGGTGAGCCGTACACGAGGGTCTTGCGGAGCGCGACGAGAAGCTGGGCGGACCAGATCTCGGGCTTGAAACGGGTGATCGACATGGTGGGTGCTCCTTACCAGCGGCAGAGCAGTCAGGACGCCATGTATGCGCGGAGCTTGCCCTTTTCGAGGGCGTCGACGATCTGCTCCGGGCTCATCTTCGCGATGACTGCGGGGTCGGTGATCTGTGCCGGTTCGCCGGACCCGCCGGTGATTTCGACACCTGACGCGCCTGCCGCCCGGGCCTGCGCTTTCAGTTGTGGGTGCTTAGCGATCGCTTCCTTCGCCAGGGTTTCGAGCTTCGTGGTGAAGTCGGCGGCGGTTGGGTCGAGGTCGTCGACGGTGCCGTCGAACGCGAACTGGTTGCGGAGCAGGATCGGGTCGGCGCCTGCTGCTGCTGCGGCGGCGGGGAGCGCGGCTTCGACGCGTAGGTTCCACAGTTCGGTGTCGCGGGCCGCGTTCGTTTCTTCGCTGGCCTTGAGTTTGGCTTGTAGCTGCTCGACGCTCAGCGGTGCCTCCGCGGAGCCGCTGAGTTCTTTCAGCAGCGCGGCCCGCGCATCGGCGGCAGCTTGGGTGGCGGCTTGTTCCTTCGCGCTGATGCGGGCCTTACCTGCTTCGGCACGCAGGTCGGAGATCATCTTCTGTGCACCCGCGGGTAGCGACTCGACCTTCCCGTCCCATTCGCCAGCAGTCGGTGGCGTGACCGCCGGGTCAGCTGCTAT